CATTGAACAGCTGTTCAAGGCTGAGGGTTGGATTGCTCCAGAAAAACAGGAGATTGTTCAGTTTAATGGGGCTTTTTTGGCTGACTTGGACCTTGAGGACGGCGATATCGAAGAGCTTCAAGGCGAAATCCCTTTAGATAACAACGAGATGCACTAGATGGACCAACTGCTCAAGGAGCAATTGACCCCTATTAACCCCTATCCTGCCTGTTTATGGGTGCCTGTTGAGTGTATTGGCTAGGTGGGGGGGGGTAGTTGTCTGGCGGTGGCGTCGTCCGCGTGTGTGGTTCCATGTGGGTGATGTAAGTAAATAACAGCATATTTTGACCCCCGACGGGTCTTGTGAGAGTACCGAGGCAAAAAATGAAGCAAATATTGATGCATAAGGTTACGGCATGTAACTACTTGGACATGGATGAGTTCACATTTGAGGCTTATATCGTCCCAAACGTCACCTCCCTGCGATTCGGGGATCACCTGTACTACTTATCCTCCCAAGTGGAAGAGGCGGTATACGCGCTTATAGAGTCTTCTGAGGAGACTGAAGTGCATCTGCACCTCGTCGATTAGGGGGGGGGACATATCCAATCACTTATAGAAAAAAATACAAAAAAATACACAGAAAAAAATGTATGTATTTGTCCATACGCAGTTGAGCCAGCTCGGGTCAAGGTGTGGTGCGATAAGTGCGATGCATTCCAAAAGCACAGCAGGTTTATTCACGAAGATAAAGAAGAAGGTATCTAATCATGCCAATGGTCAACGGTAAGAAGTTTGCATATACGAAAGCTGGTGTAGCAAAAGCCAAAGTCGCGGCGAAGAAAGCCGCAGTTAAGCCGAAAGCTAAACCAAAAGCCAAGAAAGGTAGCTGATTATGGGCAACGGTCTGTATGCAAACATAAACGCTAAGAAAAAAGCTGGAAAAAAAATGCGACAAGCGGGCGAGAAAGGCGCGCCGACCGCCAAAGACTTCAAGAGGGCAGCAAAGACTGCAAAGAAGAAATGAAAAATTCACGCGAGACGTTATATGGCAAGGGTGATAATCGCCGTCCTCAAGACAGTTCTAAGTTTGATGAAGGTTTCGACCGCATATTTAGGAAAGACAAAAAACCAGAGCGGGACGATAGAAAGTCTATTAGGGCTGAAAAGCGGGTGCCCAGCCACAATGATTGATGTCGAACTAAAGCGGTTTGCCTACCACCCTGAGGGTACGCTGGGCGTCATAGATCTTGCTGGAGTGCGCCTCTATACCATTGAGCGCCCTTGGCTGGATAACAAGCCTAACGTCTCATGTATCCCTGAGGGTAACTATCTTACTGGATGGCGAGACTCCCCCAGATTTGGCGAGACTTGGCATGTTAAGGATGTAGAAGATCGAACGTGGATTCTGATTCACGCCGCTAATTACCCGAAGGATGTTCAGGGTTGCATTGGACTTGGTTTAGCACTCATGGGCGATCGAGTAGCTGTAAGCAATAGTCGTAAAGCAGTCGCTCAATTTGAGAAGCTTACGAGGGATATAGAGTGGCGCTTGATAGTAAAACATGCAGCTCATGCGGGATTGTCAAAACTCTAGACGATTTTCCGTCGGCAACTAGGCGGCAGTGCAGGGCTTGTAAGTCGCTAGGAAATAAAACTCGGTTTAACTCAAGCCTCCGTGGCTTTTTGCAACTGCGTTTAACCAGTCTTAAACAGCGACACAAGGCGAAAAAATATAGCGGGGACATAGTCTCCCTTGACTATTTACTGCTGTTATACGAGCAGCAGAGAGGTATTTGCGCCATTTCTAACCTACCAATGCACATAACAACTGAGCAGTCAGACCTTTCAGCAAGCCCAGACCGCATAGATATAGCTCAGGGCTATACCGAAGGCAACGTAAGGTTGGTTTGTTCCCGAGTAAACTTAATGAGATGCACACTTTCAGACCATGACTTTGTCTGGTGGTGCCGTGCAGTGGTGAATAACAGTGGAAATTGAAGAGATAGCGCGCAAATTTAAGGGAAACTTCCCCTTATATAGCAAGAATGTACTAAGAATCGTGACGAAAGACGGCGAGTCTAAGCCTTTTGTGCTCAACGCAGCACAGTTATACGTCCATAACATGCTCGAAAAACAGCTAAAAGATCAGGGAAACATCCGCGCATTGGTCCTGAAAGCCCGCCAAACCGGCATATCTACGTACACGCAGGGCAGAAACTTCTGGAAGGTCACGCAAAATCGAAACGCTAACGCGTTTGTACTGTCGCACCTTGCAGAATCTACTAACGCTATTTTCAATATGGTCCGATATTTCTATGACAATGTCCCGCATCCAGCATTCAAACCTCCGCTCGCTTCTCAGTCGGCGTCAACGCTCGTATTTGATGAGATCAACTCGCGATATCGGGTTGGAACCGCAAGGTCTACCCAGACAGGTCGAGGGCAAACAAACAGATTCGTCCACGGATCAGAGGTTGCCTTCTACCCTCAAGGATCAGACATAGTCGCGGGTCTATTGCAGACCGTCGGCGGATACAACACTGAAGTAATACTAGAAAGCACGGCGAACGGGGCGGGCGGTTGGTTCTACGATCAGGTCATGAAATCGCTACGCGGAGAGTCCGAGTGGATTACATGTTTCATCCCTTGGTACTGGATGCCCGAGTACAGAAAAAAAGTTTCGCCGTACTTTGTGGCGACCCCCGAAGAGTATGAGCTTGCCAAGAAATATAATTTGGATGACGAGCAGCTTTCATTTAGGCGCGCCAAACTTGATGAGCTAGGTGGCACTGATCTCTTTAGACAGGAGTATCCTAGTACCCCGCTCGAAGCATTTTTGACCTCCGGTAGGTGCTTCGTTGAAGAGACCGCGATATCTCAATGTGAAAGTAATTGCTACACCGCAGATTTTTATGGCGACATCATTGATGGCACCTTGATACCGCGAGAACACGGCAACTATCAGGAGTGGTATCCGCCTCTCCGAGAAGAGAGCTATGTCATTGGTGTGGACGTTGCGGAAGGTCTCGCCTACGGCGATTACAGCTGTGCTCAGGTTCTAGACTCTAAGGGTAATCAGGTTGCTTGCTGGCACGGGCACATCGATCCTTTTGATTATGGCGCTCTAGTTGCGATGCTGGGTAAGCGGTATAACAATGCATATATAGTAGTAGAGCGAAACAACCACGGTCTAGGCACACTCCGGAAAATACAAGATCTGGGATATGCAAATCTGTTTGTGGAGAGTTCAGTCGATGGTGCCTACGGAGATCGCTTGACAAAACGTGGCGGCTTCTTGACCACCAGCAAGACTAAGCCTCTCATTGTTGACAACTTTGCAACACTCTTAAGGCAGGGCGAAAGCGGCGTTGCAGACATCGAATTACTAAATGAGTTGCGAACCTATATCATTGATGATAAAGGAAGTTACAATTCCCAAAATGGATGTTATGATGACAGGGTGATGGCGTATGCTATTGCCTTGCATGGACTTGCTTCTATGCCGAGACCTCGGCACCGGACTATACAAAAACGATTTAAATCGCTAGATCCTGTGACGGGCTATTAATCTATGCATGATGCTGAGTTTGATGAAGACGAGGTAGTTGAGAAAGAAGCAGACGGTACGCAAGCGCAGAGCATGCAGAGTCTGGGGTCTCGCCTCGCCGGTACATTTCAAGAATATAAAGACGCCCGTAGAGAAACAGAAAACGAGTGGCTAAAAGACTTGCGCCAGTATCAGGGTATCTATGAGCCTGATGTCCTTGCACGTTTAAACGCTGCATCTGGATCACGATCAAAAGTATTCGTCGGGCTAACAAGAACAAAAGTAATGGCTGCTTACAGCCGAATCATTGACCTGTTGTTTCAGCACGGCGATATTTTCTTCTCAGTAACTCCAACCCCTGTTCCGCAGATTGATCCTCTGAAGGCGATGCAAATGCGCCAGATGGCTATGGATCAGATTTTGCAGGCTAGTGGTCAAGATCCTATGATGAATCAGGACTTGGTCGCCGCCCGAATGGAAGAGTTAGAGGCAGAGTTTCTAGAGCTAGAAAAAGAAATCTCAAAGAAAGCCGCTGAGTCCATGACCATTGATATTGAAGATCAACTGGTTGAGACCAACGCGGAAATGAAGCTAAAAGAAAGCATGCTTGAAGCGTGTATCTTTGGCTCCGGTGCTGTTAAGTCAGGCACTGTACGCATAGATCAGAAGCAGTCCTACTCTCAGGTGTTAAACCCTGAGACAGGTGAGCAAAGTTACCAGTTAAATATTGTCGAGACTGTCGCTCCTGAAGTTGAGAGTGTCAGTATCTTTGATCTATACCCAGATCCATATTGCACTACGTTAGATGATTGCGATGGCTTGTTCCGTCGTCATGTTCTGACTCGTAGACAGATGAGAGACTTAGCCGATCTTCCGCAGTTTGACGGTGAGATGGTTAAGTATCTCCTTAAGATTCACCGCAGTGGCAATCACACTGAAGAGGATCACGAGACTACCCGCCGCAGAATCGCAGGTATTAACGAGAACTCTGAATCCAACCGCTTCGTTGTTATGGAGTATTGGGGGACGGTAGACGGTTACGAGCTTGAAGAGCACGGTATTGAACTTGAGGAAGGCGCTGACTTGTCAGATGACTACTCGGCTTGTGTATGGGTATGCGACGGCAAAGTATTGAAGGTTATGTTGAATCCTATTGCTGGATACAAGATGCCGTACCACATATTCCCTTATGAGCGCAGCCCGCACCAGTTCTGGGGTACAGGCGTACCTCGCATGATGCGTGACTCGCAGGGAACCATGAATACCGCAACACGGATCTGGCTAGACAACATGGCGTTGTCTTCTGGTCCTATGGTTGAAGTAAACACCGACTTGCTAGCAGCAGGAGAAGACCCGACCGACATCCACCCTTGGAGAGTATTTCTCCGAGAAGGTGGAGACGGATCTATGC